CCGCCTTCTCAGCTTTCGGCTTCGGGCCAGGCTTGGTCAGGCGGCCGATGCGGTAGAGCTCGCTGCGGACGTTGGCTGCGTAGTCGTCGTCGCCGCGGGTGAGGGCTCCTTCGAGTTCGCGTTCGAGGTCGTCGCCGTAGCGTTCCTGGTGCCAATCGGTCGGGAATTCTGGCAGTCGCTTTGCCATCGGTTGCTCCTTTCGGTGGGGAGGCTCGCGTGCGGCCGCGAACCTCCCCGCTTAGTCGCCGGCCTAGAAGGTCGGCGGCACCAGTCCTACGCCGGTCACGGCACCCGACGCGGCCGGATACCTACCGGCCGTGAAGGCGACGTAGCCGTAGCAGATCAGGTTGACCGTCAGTGCGGTGGCGCCGGTCTGCTCGAACGCCAGCGTCACCGGGTCCTGGCTCCGCTCGAACAGATGGACGACCGGGGACGCCATCACGATGATGGAGTCCTGGTTCGTCGACGCGCCGGTGTTGGTCGGAATGTTGGCGTCGGTGTAGACCGGCAGCCCGTGCATGTTGCCGACCAGCCCGTAGTCCGGGCTGTTGTTGCTGTCGGTCGCGATCACGTTGAACAGCGGACCCGACGCCGGCAGCAGCGGCCGGTTCTGCGAGTCCAGTGCCGCCTCGAAGAATCCCCACCGTCTCGGGTGCATGAAGATCTTCGACGCGGAGTAGCCGAGGCCGCCGACCGCGGTGTTGATCTGCTGGATCACGTCGGCGATCTTCGGCCAGATGCCGGCCACCGACGCGGTGGACGCGGTCGAGCTCGAGATGCTCGAGGTGCCGAGCAGGCCGAGCGGCTGGTTGTTCGACCCTGACCCGTTCAGGCAGTACGTGTCGAGGACCGCCCAGTAGCGAGCGATCAGGTCCTCGAACAGGATCTGGTCGCTGTAGGCGGCACGCTCGATGCCCTGCCTCGACACCGGGCTGTAGCCGCTGATGGTGTTGACGGGCACGGTCAGGTCGGTCTCGGTGATGTCCTGGGTGACGACTGCGGTGTTCTGGGTCGTCTGCGCCGCGGCCGCCAGCCCCTGGGTGAGGCGGGGGACGATGACGCTCATGCCGACATCGGGGAGGTCCGCGTTGTTGCACTGGTCCGCGAACACGCGGCCGTTCCTTGACGCCTTTGCGTACATGTCGACGAGGTAGGCGGGCGGGATGATGCCGCCGAACGTCGACGACGTGATCGCGTACCGCTCCATCTCATGCGCCTGGTGCTTGCCGATCCGCTGTGCCGCCGCCTGGTCCTGCTTGATCTGAGTGGCGTACAGGTCGGTCAGGAACGAGTGCGGGCCGCGGTTGACGTACATGTCGGGCTCGTGGACCTTCATGCCCGGCTGGTTCGTCGGCATCGGCCTGAACTTCTCGACGGCACGCTTCCGCGCCGCGGCCGACTCGATCTCGGCCTTGAACCGCTCCGCCCGGACGGTGTCCGAGTTGAACGTGTCGCGGCGCTTCGTCAGCTCGTCGTCGGTGTAGTTCGCCGGATTCGCGAGCGCTTCTTCGACGGCGTCGTAGGACTGCCGTGCCGCCTCGATCGCGTCGTTGTAGCCGGCGACCAGCTCGGTATGAGACTCAGCCAGTGGCTTCGGCTCAGTCAGCTCTGGTTCGTCCATCGTCGTGCTCCTTGCCAAATACGAAACCGAGCCGTTCGCGCTCGGATGCCATGAACCTGCGCATCTCGACCACTAGCGGCGATTGGTCTCGCTTGCCCTCGACATCGACTCCCGGTTCCGGGCTGTCAATGCTGCCCTCGCCCAAGTCGGGCTGATGGCGATGGTCTCCCTCGTCGGGCTGACCGAGAAGCGTGGCGTACCGCTCCAAACTTGAGATGGTCTGCGAGAACACGCCCTGAGGGGCTGCGCAGACGTCGTAAACGTGGTCGATCTCGGTGATGAACCTGTTTTCTTCGTCGGGGCCGTCGTCGTTCTCGGCGTAGCTGAACTCGTTCCCTGAGGCGGTGAACGCGAACGAAGCCTGCCTGACCACACCGACTCGCATCTTCTCGGCGAGCGCGACACCGTCGGGGTCGGCCTTCGACACTTTCGCGAGGAAGTGAAGGCCGTTCTTGTCGACGCTCAACTTGAGACTGCCTGGCTTGCCCGCCGGCACGTCCGTTGACGCCACGCTGGTGTTCATGTCGTGACCGCGGTTGAAATGCACGACGCCGGACGGCTCCGTGAACGACTGGGTTTTGAGGACGTTCGTGAACGCCTGTGGGCTGAGTTCGACGGTGGCGCGAACGAACTTGTCGGAATAGAGCTCGGCCCGCTGGCCGAACACGGCGGCGTAGCCACTCATCGTCCATGTTCCTTGGGGCTCGTTGTTGCGGACGTCGACCATTTCGATCGGCGCGACCGCGTAGAAACGCTCGGCGTCGCTCACGTTGGTGCTCCTTCCAAGGCTGGTTCGGGTGGCGCCTGGCCACTCTTGCCGTTCATCGACGGGTTGGGGGCGCCCCCGACCGGGGTGATCTGCGGGATCTGTCCGATGCCGCCGGGAAGCGGCTTGTAGCCGAGGATTTGGCGGGCCTCGTCTATCAGCAGGATCCCGGACTGGACGCGCTGCTGCAGGACGGTCGCCTCCGTCATGATGTCGCCCCTGACGAATGCGTCCGTGTCGAAGGCGGGGTAGATCGACCGGCCCAGAGTGGGGAACAGGATGTCGTCGTCTTGGAGCGCCGACTCGATCCGCTCCAGCTCGGGGCCGAGACCGAACCTGAGCCACGTCATCAGGTCTTCCTCGAGCGTCGGCTTCGTCTGCGACGCCATCGACGGGGCGCCCAGCAGGTTCGCGGGGACACCCATGATCCGGGAGGCGTCCTCGACGGTGAGATGCGCCATCTCGACGAACTGGCTGTCCTGGGCGGTCATCCCGATCGGCTTGATCTCGGCGCCGCCGCCAAGAACCGCGGTCGTCGACCCGCCCGTCCCCTCATACGACTCCTGCCAGCCCGGCTTCCACTCGTCCACCTGCTCCTTCGAGACGCCCTGCGGGAACGTGACGGCGACCTGGAGGCTGGTGCCGCGACGCCACATCCTGGTCTCGTGGTTCTGCCGCTCGACCGGGGCCGCGAGCGCGTCCCTGAACACCTTGATCGGGGACGGCGCCTCCCACATGCCGCCGGCGCCGTGGCCGCGGACGTGGAGGATGGTGTCGTAGTCGACCATGTATTTGCCGGGGCCGCGGCCGACGGGGTCGATGTAGCCGTCGTGGACGGTCACCTCGTACACGCCGGCGCCTTTGCAGGAGACCTGGTCGGGGTGGAGCGCGTACCAGTCGATGATCCGCATCGTTGCGGGGTCGACGAGCTTCCAGATGTAGGCGTTGCCTCGGTAGGCCAATGATTCGCCGACGGCCTCCCAGAACGCGAACCGGGTCTGCCACTCGTTCGGGGCGGCGCTGAACAGTCTCCCCTGCCATGTCGAGTCCTGGCGTTTTTTGTCTGGTCCTTCGCCTTGCCAGCAGCGAAGGTCGAGGCTTGCGATCGCTTCGGCGCGGATCCTGGCGGCGCGGTTGATGGCGGGGATGCCGCGGATTGCGTCTTCGCCGATGGTGCCGGTGAGGCCGCGGAGGCCGGTGTAGCCGTAGCGGATCATGTCGGTGAGCGCGAACGCGAAATATTCGACCTTGCGGCCGCCCTGCAGGGTCAGGATCATGGGCGCCACCCGTAACGGCGGTGGTTGTACCACCAGAACAGCCGTCTAGTGACCCGCAGCGGACCGATCTTGTAGCGGATCACTTAGTAGCCCCTCGGTGGACGGGGGCGAGGTTTCGGCTTCGGCTTGGTCATAGGACTTCGTAAAACGCGACGCGCTCGCGCGGAATCGACAGCCAGCGCGATTCGAGCTCTGCCGGGTCTGCCTGCGGATGAGTGAGAAGACGTGGCACAGCGATCATGTATTCACGCCGGCGGCGTGATACAAGGATCCCTTCGACGCTGGGGAGCTGGGATTGTCTCTCATCGACGAGATGGACCCTGACACGCGGCTTCCGCTTCACCCGGGCACCAGCTCGGCCGCGTGCTCCTTGCGGCGGTCGTAGTACACCTGCGCCTGATATTTGCGCTGCGTGGTCCGGCCGCCACGGTGGTCGCAGAACACGAACGGCAAATGGTCGGCCTCGACGAGTTCCGGCTTCGGGGTGCAGTAGCCCTCGTAGAGGAGGCGGCCGTCGCCGGTTTTGAAGGTGAAGTGGTTGTGCTCGAGGTGGATGCCGGTCTGCTGCGCCTTGAAGAACTTCCGCATCGGGAACATGCCCTCGCGGGTGCCTTCGTTGACTTCTTCCATCATCAGCGATGCGACCTCGAACTCGCACGCCTCCAGTGCCTCGTGCAGACCGTCGGCCTGCTGGACACGTTCGTCGGCGTCGACGATCCAGAACCAGTCCTCGTCCGGTGTCGCGAACGTCTCGGCGAGCCGGAACGCGTAGTTGCGTTTCTCGACCTCGTTGCCGAACCAGACCGTCTGCGGTGTGTGGAGCGTCACGCCGAGGTCACCGCCCTGGGCGGCGGCGAGGATCGCCTGCGCCTGCTCGCCGGGTGACTGGGGGCGCCCTTCGGGGTAGAGCATGTAGGCGCCATCCACAGCGACGAGGTGGTCGACGCCGGCTTTGGCGAGTGAGCCGACGAGCTCGGTGAGGCACCAGCTGGGCTCGTCGTACCAGACCATGATGGCGATCAGTCTCATCGGGTCGCCACCGCCTGCAGGACGGGCATCCCTTCGCGACCGGGATGGTCGGAGATGAAGCGCTTGACCTCGACATGCTGGAAACCGGCAGAGACGAGCGCCGCTTGGAGCGTCAGCCTGGTGAACCCGGCGCGGTGGTATTCACCTTCATGCGACTGATCGCCGTAGACGTATTTGTGCCAGAGCGGATGCACGGTTCCAAGCTTGAGGATCGCGTCCATGTCGGGCACTTCGACTTGGAGGACGCCGCCGACACGGAGCCAGCCGCGAACCTGACGCAGCACGTCGTCGGTTTCGCGCCAGGAGATGTGCTCGAGAAGATGAGACATGCGGATCGTTTCGACGTCGTCGAATGCGAGGTTGCGGAAGTCGGCGAGAATGTCGGCGTCGCAGTGGAGGTCGACGTTCGTCCAATCGTCGAGCGGATAGCGGCCCGAGCCGAGATTCAGGCGGACTGTCTCGGTCGCGATCATCGTCGCGCTCCGAGATAGGCGCCGACGAACGCGCCAACGATAGAGACGAGGACGATCGCAATCGTGGCTCCGGGGCTTAGAGCGCCGATCATGCGTACACCGGGACATCGCTGAAAACATGGCCGCAGTCGATATGCCGGCTCAACGTCAGCCCTTCCGGCAACGGATCGATGTGAGTCTCGTCGGGCTCCTCCAGGGCGAGACGGGCGGCCAGGTCGGTGAAGTTGACGTCGTAGAGCGACCAGAGTCCCATCGTGGTGAAGCTGCGGCCGGCGTTGATCTCGGTCGGCCGAGCTACGCCGCCTTCGTCTTCGCGTAGGTCGACGGAGAAGATGCCGTGCGGCTCCGCGTCGATCGCCATCACCGCATCAGTGGCAACGTCGGCAACTGCAGGGTCGTGGACGATCCGAGCGATCGTCGGCGTACCCGTCAGACCCTCCGGGGAGAGGTGCGGATACAGGTACTCGAGCCGTTCACGGAGGAAGCACGCGACGAGGTCGCCGCGGTACCAGATCGAAGACCAGGCAAGGTCGCGGCCGGGGAGGTAGGGCTCGGCGATCCAGTCGACCTCTGCGCCCCGGGTCTGCCAGAAGCGGATCCAGTGGTAGGCGTTGTCGAGCCTGGTGACCTTGATCGCCTTGTTCGCGCCGGCGCCTGTGGTGGCGCGTAGCCAGAACGGGAACTCGAGCTCGTCAGCGGCGAGGTGAAGCATGTCGGGGACGGGGTCGATGATCGGTATGGCGGGTCCGCGGAGGCCGGCGACGTTCCAGACCGTGGCGGCGAGGTTCTTTGCTTGGCACAGCTCGACCGTCTCGCGAGGCGGCAGGAACGTATTTGGTCTGCCAGCCCATGACTGAACAAGCGAGTCCGGTTGCGGCACGATCACGTCGGGGTAAGTCCAGACACCGCGGAGAGCGCTAGCGCCGACCGCCTCGCACCAGACAAGGTGCCCCTCGTTGTCGTCCTGCGCGAACACATCATGCCCGGCCGCCACCAAGGCGCGACAAGTGTTCACGCCCGCAGGCCCTCCAGCCCCAAGAACGCAGACCCTCACGCAGCCACCCGCAACCGTGCCAGGCTCCTCGAACG